TCGGCTTGTGGCTCGCCATCGGCTTGACGACCGGGATGATCGCCATCTCGACCGGCTCGATCGGCTTGTGGCTCGCCATCGGCTTGACGACCGGGATGACCGAGACTTCGACCGGCTCCTGTTCGGCCAGTGGCTCAGGCTTTAGAATCGCCGCCACCTCAACCGGGCCTTGGGCCTTCGCCATGCCCAGGATGTCATCCGCATACTGACGAGACGAGGCCGGCGCTTTGGAGATATCTCCACCAGCCTTCCGCAGATTCCCAGGTCCCCAGTTAAAGGCGATCAGTGCCGCCCGCAGGGTCTTAAACTCGTCGAGCAGTTGCCGGAGATATTTCGTGCCACCCGCGATGTTCTCTTCGGAATTTGATCGGTCCGAGACCCCCATGTCCGCAGCCGTACCCGGCCGCAACTGCATCAGCCCAACTTCGTCCAGTTGCCCCTTCGCCGCCGGATTGAATCCAGACTCTCGGTTGATGATCGCCCGAATCAGCGCCGGGTCAAGCGTGTTCGCGGCTGCCGCCCGTTGGATCGCGTCCTCAAAGGGTTTACTCAACGTGGCAATAGACGCCGCTACCGTGGACGCAATCGCGCCCGACATCTGTTCCAGTGCCGCCGTACTCGCCGCGACGGGTGCCGCCATCGGACTGGACGCGGGCGTCATCGTCTGTGCCTGCCGGTTGAGATCGAGGGCTTTGGCTTGTGACGCGGACAGACGGCTTATCGGCCCAGCCGTGGAAGCGCCGGTCCTGACGGCCTCGCCGACCTCCTTCGCCCCCTCGGCCACCTCTTTATGAATCGCGATGATTTCTTCGTACTTACGGCGCAGCGCCTCGATATCCGGCGCAGGCATCGGCGCCCCAATCGCATCGCGAAGTTTGATGTCCCCTTCTGCCGCCGCCGACTGCATCGTGCTGAGTTCTTCAATACGCTTTTTGGCGTCCTCAGACGGCTTGTTCCCCTTCCACCCCGACAGCATCTGGAAGAAGGTTTTGATCTGTGACCCGAGCGACCCCGCGCGCTTGACCGCATCGACCATCGTCTTCCACGCACCCATAAACTGCCGGATATCGTTCGTCATCGCCGAAAAACGCTGCAGCCCCTCGAACATGCCCCGCACGCCGCCAATGACCCGGCTCAGGTCATCAGGAATATGGCCCAAGACTCGCCACGCATCCACCACCATCCCCATCGCCGCTTGGACGGACGAGAGCGCGGTTCCCCACGCTCGGAAGGCAAGTTCCACCGCTTTCGCGCCAGACCGGATCTCGCGTTCCTCCAGAGCCAAGAGAAGCAACTCCGCTCGGATTTGCGCGAGCTTTTCTGGGTCGGGAAGGAACCCTGGTCCCTTGACCGACGCCGCCGCCTGGACCGCCGCCAACTGCTTCACCAGGTCGGCCTGTTTCTTCAACAGGAGACTCAAGCGCTCATCACGGAGCTCGGCCATTCGCCCGGCATAGGTCGAGACAGCGACCGTCCCCGCCTCGAACTCAGTCGCGAGACGAGTGATACTCTCCCCGTTGACCTTCAGGGCGTCATCGAGGCCTCGCATCAACTGGGTCAACCGCAAGACTTCACGCTCGAACGGCGCGACCTTCAGCAGTTTCTCGGTTCCCGCATCAACCTTCCGGCGTTGCTCGTCACCGAAGACCCCGCTCTGGGCATCTTTGCGAAGAACCTCGAGATCGTGCAGTTGTTTCTTTAGCTTAAGGTCAAACGCCTCGACCTCGTCGCCTTGAGCTTTGAGCGTCGCCCCAACGTCTTCCATCGTCTGGATATAGCGTTCAGCCCACTTGTTCCGTTCGACGAGGACGTCGGTCTCGGCGTCTGCTGTTTTCCCGAGATCTTCGCGCTGTTCGGCTCTGGCCTTTTTCCACGACTGTGTGATCTGCTCTTGGTATTGCTCTTCCTCAAGCCGCTTATCCTTGTACGCCTGCACGATATCCGCCTGCTCAATCAGGCGATACCACCGCGTGGCCTCTGACATCTCCTGGCGCTTCTGGGCCACAAATTCTGCAAAATCCGTCTCGGTAATTTCCTGGGTCTTGACGCGTCGCTGTTGGGCCGCAATCTCGGCCTCGGCTTCGGCCCGATAGTCCTGTAATTGCTCCTCGTACTGCGACGTCCAACCCTTCCCGTCATCGTCAGTGCTGCCGGGCACTGGAAGGATCTTGTTCTTGTTGATCGACGCAAAGACGCCCTCAAGCCCCACCATGGCCTGAACATACCCGCCTGCTTCCCCCCGCATCTTTTTCAACAGGGCGAGTTGCTCCCGAAGTTGCGGCGTCGTCGTTAGCTTCAGGATATCGTCAACAGGACCTCGCGTTTCCCGAGCGGGTTCATGTACGCGCTCGCCGGCTCGTGTCCGACGCCACTGCTCCACCGACACTGGGCCAGCCCCAGCTTCCTTCGTGCGCTCGGCGAGTTCGCGCTCAATATCGCCAATGAGGATATTGGCATCCTGTGTGATCTTGGCGTAGAACGAGGCGCGCTCGTTGACGACCCCGGCGATTGCCGAGAGACGCTCTTCGATCTGGGCTACCTGCTTCTGACGTTCGACGTTTCTCGCGAGCCCCGCCTGCTGCTCGGCCTGGAGCTTCGTCATCTCCGCCGCGTTCGTCTTTCGGTCTTTCGCGAGGTCGCCGTACTTCTTGACCAGGGCGTTGACGTACTTCTCTTCGTCGGTGATCTGCCGAAGAATGACGTTCTGGTAGTCCTTATAGGTCCGGTAATCCTCCTCCGCCGTCTTAAAGCTCACGCCGCGAGAGGCCGCCAAGGTCTCCATCGAGGCGAGAGACTTTTCGAAATCACTCCGCTGCGCCTGGACCGCCGTCTGGATCTTCGGACTGAACCGATCCGTTTCCCGGTCGGCCAAGGCTCCCCACGGATCCCCTCGCTTGAATTTCCTATTAGCCTCATCAGCCCGAATCATCGCGTCTTTATAGGCCATGACCTTGTCAATGACCTTACTAATGACAACGATGAGCGCCATCCACCCAATCCCGTATGCGACCATCGTGCCCCACCGCCAGACCGCGCCTAAACTTATGGCGAGTTTGCCTGCCGTGGTATTGGCGCGAGCAAGATAGGCCCCCGTCGCCGCCGCAGCGGCCGTCTCGCCACCGCCTTTGGCGAGAACTTCCTTCCCAACCGCCTCTGAACCAATTGCACGGCCTGAACGCGTCCATGGAAGGAAGACCTGCGACGTCATCGTCTTGCCGGCCATGGCCGTCTTGGTCATCCACTGATGCACGGCCTTGAGTGCCCCCGCTAGCATCAGCCAAGCCCCGACCTGTGCCACAATACGTAGGGTGCCCTGATGCTCGGCCACAAATTTCCCAACCGACGTCGTCAGTGCCACCGCCGCCTTCGCCAGCTCCACAAACAGCGACACCAACGTCCGCAAGGCTGAGATATACCGGTTGATATTGCGAGGGCCGTCCGTCGCGAGCTGTCGCGCAAACGTCCGCAGGGGCTCGAGCATCTCCGTGAAGACCGTCCGCAGGATGTAGAACTCAGCCTTGACCGGCGCACTCACCTTCAGCATGCCGCCCTGTGTGTCGAAGAGCGCTTGCTGTAAGCCCCTCGTCATGTTCTTGAAAAGGGCAATAAAGGGCGCCTCGAGCTCCGCGCCGATGATGCCGACGAACTCCTTGAACGTCTCGAGCATGGCGCCCAAGGTGCCCTGCGCGCGATCCGCCAACCCCAAGAAGGGACGCAGGGCTCCATTGATACGGTCAAACAACTCTGGCGTGCCCTTGAGCGCCGTCAGTTCCTCGCGGCTGATCCCCAACAACGTAACGAGCCGGTTCCTCGCCAGCCACCGTCCCTGCAGCATCGACACCATCGCGGTTCGGGCGTCATTAAACGAAATATCCATGAGGGACGCTGCAACGGCCGCCGCCTTCGTCATCTCCTGGACGTCGCTAATCTCTTTATTGAGCCGGCTGGCATAGGGCAAGATCCCGGCATAAATCATCATCAGATCTTGCGTCTGCCCAACCACAGCCAGCGCCGCGCTCTGCAACTGCATCCACTGTTCAGTCGCCGTCGTACGTAGGGCAATCAGTTTCTGGGCGCCTTCGAGCTCCTCGCCCTGCGCGTTGACGACCTTGTAGTGCTCGGCCATGGTCGCCTGCACGCCCAGTTGCTGCAGTTCGAGTTGTTTGGTGTACTCTAAGCCAGCCCGGACGACCGCCCGAATCCCTCCCTCAATCAGCATCATCGCGTCGCGCACCAACCGGTAGAACACGAGCCACTTGCCCATGCGGAAGGCTGTCTCCGCAACGGCCATGCCCATGCCCTTCTGCACCTGGTAGGCCCGCTCTGACTCGCGCGTGGCGAGTTTCCGTTCGCGCGTGATATTCCGCTCGTCGCGCAAGGTATCCGCAAGGGCCTTGCGATACCGTTGCACCTTGACATCATCAACCACCGGAGGAGGCTCGCCTGGCCCTCCGCCCGATAAAATCTGCGTGGGCGAGGTCAGCATCCCCCCGCGAATCGCCCCAGAGAATTTCACGCGCTTGACCGACTCCCCGTACTGCTCAACAATCCATGCCGCCTTTGCCTCGGCAGTCATAAGCCGCCGCCGTGCTAGCATCGCGGCCTTACGCTCCGCCTCCTCCCGCTCAATCGTCCTGATTTCACCCATCACCGCTTGGGCATATTCCTTGCGGTAGTTGGCGTACAACAGAGAATCGCCGAGATCCCGTCCTGGCTGTTGCCCCAAGATCGCCTGCATGGCTGGACGAGCCGCCAACGTGGCGGGATCCACCTTTGCCAACGCAATCTTACGATTGAGCGCACGCTGGGCGAGGGCCGCCTTTGCTACTTCCTTCTCGTAATCGTTGTTAACCTTCGCTTGGTCACGCAGGTCTTTCGTGGCCGCCGCCTGCCGCGTCTTTGTGGCATCCGCAATCGCCCGCGTATGCGCCTTCTCCACTTCAAGTTGCTGATCCGCAACCTGCTGGAATTTCTGCCGATAAACATCACTGTCGATGAGATTCTGTTCAAGCGGGAGCGTCGGATTGGGCCGTGCCGCCACCACAGCACGCATCGCGGGGCTGCGCATGAACTGGGCGTAGTCCGCCCCCGCCTTCTCGATCTGCGCCCGCAGGTTGGCCTGCGCAACGGTCAGTTTCGAGGCCTCACTGGCATACGCCCTATTCGTCGCCCGCTGCACGCCCTGAGACTCCCGAAACGCCGTCGCCGCCTGGCGAATCTCCGCGTTGACCTGGTCCACCAACCGCATGTCCCAGGCCTTCCCGCCGCCTGGGAGCTTGTAGAACTCGAGATTGCGGATCTTCGCCAAGATCGCTTGACGTGTCTCGGCGGGCATCGTCGCCAACGCGCGTTCCCACGCGTCTTGCCGCCGGATGAGCCGCTTCAGCGCAGTCCGGCCCTCTTCGGTGGTTTGTTCCGCAAGCGCGGCGGCATTGATCCGCTTCGTCTCAGCCTTGATGTAATCCTTGTTGAGCTTCGCCTTCGTGATGTCGTCGCCAGGCTTTGTAATGAACGCCTCGGGACCCAAGACCGTCGTCCCTTTGGGCGCCCGAGCCCGCATCTTGTCCACCGCTGCCTGTGCCTGCCCGAGCATCGTCTCGTAGCGCTTGCCCGCCGTCACAATCCGACGATGTTCGGCCTCTTCGGCTTTCAGGACATCTTCCAGATCCTTGTAGCGCCCCTGAATTGCCGCCTTCCGGGCAGGATCGACAAAGGGGACCTTGACCTGCTGATCCTCTTCGCCCTCAGCCCCCTTCACGGTTTCGTACTTGAACCCGAAGAGGGAGATCTGGTCCTCGGCACTAAACCCGGGGATAGATTTCCCAGCTAGGCGCCCACGAGACTGTGCGGTCCGGAGCTTGTCTTCCCGTTTCTGGAGATCCCGCGTGAACTTGTCGAGCTCGGCCAAGACCTTGTTGTCGCGGACGAAATCGATGTCGACATGCAACGCACGCTTGAGCGCCGATCGGATATTCGCCCAGCCACGCCCAGACGGATCGACGGCGGCGTTCATCGCCCGCGTATACGCCACCCCCGTCTCGGTGCCCACGACCGCCGCCTGCTGAACCCCCTCCTCCAGCTCCTCCGTCATGCCGTCGATCATTTGGGCCGCGCCCCGACGAACGGTCTTCACGGCCCCGCCCATCCCGCGTGTCGCCGCCACCGAGATCGTATCGAACGCCGCCGTGATTTGTCCTAACGCGTCCGTGAGGGCCTTGAACTGCGTCCCCTCGATGCGCACGCGCAGAGACATCCCCTGCACCGACTGCTGGAATTCGGTGTAGGCTCTTAGCCCGGCATGCAGGGCCTTCACAAACGGGTCGATATCCAACGCGACGCGATAGACGTCGCTCGACCCAATACCGCTACCAGGGGTTTCGTCAGCCATAGGATCCTGCTACTTCGCGAGCGAGACGCCCCACGCGTCCGCCAGATGGTCTTGGGCTGGACGACGTGGCGTGGGCGCGATTTTTCCGGGCGGCGGAGGCGGATCCGGCACGGATTCCGGCGTGCGTGCTCGGACCGCACCCGTCAGCCTCAGCAACTCCACATTCAACACATCGACAATCACCTGACGGCTGGGTGGGGTTCGCCGCCGCGCCAAGTTCATCAACCGCAGGCGGAAGTTCTTGCGAAATTCCCAGAGCGATTTCCGCACCGGCGCCCGTGGCGCAATGCCCTGGTGGTACACCACCTTGGCAAAGTTCCACCCGTGCTCCAGTGACGACCGAGACTCGATAGATTTACGGAAGAAAAAGAACAGCCAGTACTTGGCGCGCCCCAGCGCCTGCCCGCCCTGTACCTTGGCTCGTAACGCCCGCAACCGAGCATTCGGCTTGATAGGATACGGGGCCGATTTCCCGCCCGGCCCAGGATGCCTCAATACCGACGGTGGCCGGCGCAAGAGGCCCTCACCAAGGACACGTTTCTGGTCAATCAGCGTGGCCGTGCCGTATTCCAGAAACCACCAGTAGTCATGGCCCTTGGTGATCGTCAACGCTCCGGAGATCGTCGACCCGCCGCGTAATTCATCGAGGCGCTGACGGAGGTCATCCCGGATCAGGGACTTGACAATGACGACGCCGCTCTTCTTCGCCATCAAGCCCCCGACGCATAATAGGCTGCCATCTCTTCGCTGGTGAGCTCGTCGAAGCGCTTCCCGCCCCAGACGATCTCAGAACTCGGGGACCGCACAGCTGCCGGGTGACCTTTCTCCGCCTCATCCTTCAGCTTCATCGCCTCGTCCACCCGCCGCTTGTTGCACCACGCCGCGTGGTTCAACATCACCAACTGCGGCGGCGTCAGGCGCAGGATGTCACGATAGGTCCAGTGATACGCCTGTGCCAGACTATCTACGACGAGGAGCGGGTTCTCGCGCTCGCCAGGGGCGGGCTCGATGACGCGCCGAGTGCGCTGGTCGTGTCCTCCACCAGGTCCGAAAGGCGACCCGCGATCCGTGGAAAAAAACTGACAAACTCTTCGACCATCTTGTTGTGCTTGATCTGAATCAGCACCACCTCCAACAAGACCTGGGGCCGCTTGGCCAAGCGCTTGACTTCCTTCTCCGTCACCTTCTCGTCGCTCGCCCGGCAACACAGCAACACGAGCTTGGGCAAGTCCTTCCCCGCGACCTCGATGACCCGGTTCATGTCCAGCCCCGCCAGGTTGAAGTTCAGCCCCATCTTGCCGTCGCCCCCGTCCGACAGATCCATCGCATCGCGCATCAACTCGGCAATGGACTTGGACAGACGCATGAACTCGACATACGAGTCGTAGTCCAAGTCCTTGACCGGGAACACGCGATCGCCCAAGACAAACTCATGCCCGGGATAGTCGTTGCGCACCGCATGGATAATCGTGTCCGGTTCCAGCGTGGGCAAGTTCGGGGTCGTCGGGGTCGTCGTCGCATCACTCATGGTGGGTTCTCAAGCGTCCCCTGCACCGTGTGCAGCCAAGGGACAGGAAAGGAGTCCGGGCCAGTTCCCCAACCCGGACTCAGTGAACGCCCCCCGACCTTAGTCGAGGATGTAGAGCACGAACAGCGCCTCGATCGTCTGCACGGGCGAGGTCGTCGGCAGGAACGGGGTCAACTCCGCCGTCACGTTCATGACACGGTAGTCGTCCGTCTCGCCCACCTGGAAGGTCAGATAGGCCTTCTTCGAGAACAGGTGATGCTCTTTGTTGTCGATCTTGTTCGTCGACACGATGAGCACGGCCTTCTCGATGATGTCTTCCTGGCCGATGAAGATCTTGGACCCGATGCCCCCAACGGCGGTTTCGGTCAGGCCCGAGATGGCCTGGATGACCGTCATGTCGTACTGCTCCAGCGTGAACGCCAACTGCGCGTTCTTGCCGGTCAGGTAGGTCGCACGCCGCACCTTGTCGATGCCGGTCTCGACGTACTTCACTTCCTTGTTGTAGGTCAGCGTCGCCTTCGAGTTGGCGACGACCCCGAGGTCAACCCACGCCGGTGAACCGACAGGTTCCGAATCGCCCTCGAGCTTCGCGGCCGGGTCCGCGTAGTCCGTCCCGGACGTCGTCACGTAGACGCGGTCGGCCAGAACGGCACGAATGGAATCACCGGCAATTGGGGTCTGTTGCGTGTACTTGTTCGCGGTTGCCATAACTTGTTTTTCCTCAACGAGATACAGCCGTTAGCTGTACGACGTCCTTGCATGTCGAATCGGGAGGGTACAGGTCATCTGCACCATGCTGGGCGATGACCCCACCACCTCGAAATCCACATCCCCCATGCTCCAGTACACGTTCACACCGGTGGCCACGGGGTTCGCGGAATCGGGTTCGTACTGGAACTCGGGCGTGTACAGGCGCGACCTCAGCAGGTTCTGCACCGACGCCACCCACCCCAGCACTTGACGTTCGTCCTGCCCGACGATGTCCAGACTCAGGAGCGCTTCCTCAAGATGGCCCATGGTGGCGCTGGGAGCCAGCACCCGCACATTGAGCCGATTGAGTACCAGCCGTTCCGCATCCGGCGCACCGGGCAATGACTGGAGATAGGCCACCGGCAACACGCCGGTGAGCTCGGTGCTCAGGTACATCACGAAGGAGTCCAGCAAGGCTTTCATGTCCGCACCGGCGCTTCCTCGAGGTACTGAGTCCTCGCGATGACCCGCACGGCCACCGCGATCCCCTGATAGACGCTTGGGTCAATCCGAACAATCTGCAGCACGTCGTCGCCGTAGAGCAACTGGCCATGCTTCAGCGTGTCCCGGTCAACCGACCCGCCAAAAATAAAGCGGTAGTCGCCCGGCTGCAGCAGACCCCCCGAGGTCTGAATCTCTGCCGCCGTGACTTGCCGCACCGCAGGAGGTGGCACCACAGGCCTGTCCACCACGTCGGCGGTATAGCCAATGCGCAAGACGTCGTCGCCCATGATAGGGGCCACCGTGCGAATCGCCACGGGTCGCTCCGTGGCTTGCACTTGGGCAAGCGCCTTCTCAATCCGAGCTTGGATGGCGACTCCGCTTGGCATCGGTTACGCTCGTGCCACCTTGGAAGACCCCTTGCGCACATACGGGCGCAAGAGTTGGAACGACAGCGGGGCGACCATGCTGGCCGTGACCCCGCCGCCGCTATAGACGGTCCCCACCTTGACATCGCCGGCTTGCACCGACTCCTCCCAGATCCCTTGCATCTGGGCCGTCATCGAGGCTTCGTCCGCCGTCAGCAGGTACATGGCCTGTTCGCACTGGGCGTCCTTGACCACCTGTGGCACGGCATACGCGTTGTCGGCGTAGTCTTCGGTCGTGGGAAACTGGAGAGCCTGGTCCCACACCGCCGGCCCCACGCTCCCGCCATGGAACGGCAGGGTCTCGATGATCGAACAGGCCAGCCGCAGCGAAGACACCTTTTGGTGCGCCTCGAGCCCGCTCCAGGCCGAGGTTTTGGCCTGGCTGAAATGGGCCGCGAAGTAGGCGTCGGCCTCCGCCACGGTGACGTAGGTGTTCGCGCTGCCCCCGCTCGACGTGGCATCCAGTTCGATCGCCATGACTGACTCCTATCCGCCCTGTTCCGATCGCCGCACAATCTGGGCGACCGACTCAGGCACGTGGACGGTGTACCCGCGCTTGATGAGGATGTTGTACCCGTTGATCCCGACCACGAGCGTCGGCGGGCGTTCCATCTTCGACGCCTCTTCGCGCGTCATCCCGTCCGGCAGCGAGACATGCACCGGCACGCGGGGTTCCGCATTCAGTTTGGCGATCGTGGCGTTGCGGTTGGCCTCCAGCGTCGAGAAACGCTTCGAGACCGGGTCTTGTACCGCAATCGCCTGCTCATCGAGAACGGTCGGCTGAGATTTCCGTGGCATGAGAGTCAGTCCTTTACAAAATGGGCGGACAGGCTTCCCAGCCCGCCCCGGTCACTACGCCGTGACACCATGAACCACGCGAAGGATCGCCAACTGCTGGAGGATCTTCGTGGTGAAGAAGCACTTCCAGCCTGACGTCGCCCGCTGGTTCAACGGGTCGTTGCCGGCGCCAAAGCCCTTGATGATGTTCTGCACGCCCGCGAGCTGGATGATGCCGTAGGCATCGCGCCCGAAGATGAGCGTGTGGTGGATGTCGTTCGCCGGCGAATCCGAACCCGCGCCGGTCTCGATGATCGGGTTGTGCGTCATGACAAACCGCACCTCGTCGAGCTTGCCCACTTCGTAGGGCAGCAGCGCCCCCGTCGAGGCATACTCTTCGACCGGCGTCCAGCCCTTGTCCGTCAGCCCCTTCAGGTCGTACAGGGTCGCCGCCGAGACGATGCCGACAAACGCCGGGGCCACCGGCACGGTGCCGACACCCGTCGACGCGTTGACGATCTGGGTGAGCTTCTTGATCTTGTTGGTGTGCATCGTGCGCACCGCCTTCTTGATCTCGATCTCGTCCAGAATGTCCGTCGCCGCCACTTCGACGGCCTGCGTGTTCGCCGTGCCGGCATACTGCACGTTGGTCGCGAGCGCGAGGATGTCCCGCACCAGCGTGTCGATGGTCTCCGCCGCCTGCTCGCCCAGGAGCTCAGCCGCGTTGGTCAGCACCGGGTCCGGCGCCGTCATGTCGAGCTTGTCGGTGATCTCCACGAAGTCGCCGTACTGCTTCGGGGTCGCCGAGAAGTTGATCATCGAGAGCAGGCTGCCCGCCGGGGTCACGCCTTCCGTGAGCTCCGTCGTGGCCACGGCCAGCGACTCGTACCCGTGGAAGTTGACGGACTGGCCCTCGTTCTGGGGCATCGGCTTGGGCTGGCCGAACATCGTCCAGATGAGGTTGGGGAGCAGCCGCTCGAGCAGCACGCGGTCGTAATAGACACGCTGCCACTCCGTGTTGGTTGAAATCTGATTTGCGGTGTAAGACATAGTTCGGTTCCTTCTGTCGTCCCACCGATGCACACGCACCGTGTGGATGTGGCGTCAGGGCGCTAGACGATCCGCTGCCCCAACTTGACCTTGTTCTTGAGTGCCTCGAAGTCCTCCTTCGACATGTCGGCCGGACTCGGCGGCTTGGTTTCGCGGGCCAATTCCCGCGCTTCGCCCCCGCCCGATCCCGACCCGAGGTTCGACTTCACGAGGTACGGCTTCTTGGCGACAATCTCATTGACGAACGCCGTCAGCGTCATCGGGTCGCCATCGGCCCCAATGCGCGGGTTGCCCGTGCGCGGGTTCACGATAAAGACCGTGCCATGCTCCGACAGTTCCAGTTTGCCCTCTTTTTGCCCGAGCTCGAGGGCTTCGTCGACGTCAAAAAACTCGACGCCCTTGGGGATGGCTCGCTGGAATGCCGACCGGATGGTCATGCCTCGCTCGATCTCCGTCGCGCGCTGGACACGGGTTTCGGCCGCTTCTTTGTCAGACTTCAGCGTCTTGATGGTGCCCTGCATCTCCTCGATCGTCGCTTGGAGACGGGACACCTCCGCATGCTGTTCGTCCTTCCCTGCCTGGGTCACGGGCTTGCCGGCTTTGACCGCCTGCAATTCCGTCTTCAGGGTCTCGAGCTCCCCCTTCGTCGACCGCAATTCGCTGTCGAGCGTCATGGTTTTGCTCTCGTACAGGGCTTCGGCCTTCTTGAACCCCTTGCCGAACATCTCGTCGCCGTGATGCTCGACCCATCGCTGCTGCTTCTCGTCAAACAACGTGACCCTCATGCCCCCCACGGTCGCCTTGTCTGAGGCCTGAGTGACTTCCCCCTCGCCGTCAGGGTCTGGTAGAACGCCCGGCGTCTTCTCTGCGGCTACTGACATACTCATTCTCCCTCCCTGTTCGGGAGTCCATGGCCCCGCTCGTTAGGAGCGGTTCTTCCGATCCGGCTCGCGCACCGTCGACTGACTCGTCCGGCGTTGGGCGTCCCGCGCCCCTTCCTTGGTCGCCGAACGATCGCCCGTGGCGAGCGAACGGCCCTTGTCCGTTCCGTACGCTTCTTGCGTCTTGCCTTGCATGAGATTCGCCGACGTCGGCATCATCTCGCTGGCCGGCGGCTCGGGTGGCAGCATATACCGATCGACCAGTTCCTCATCCGACAGAGCCTTGATCTGGTTCTCGATCTCCGTCATCGCGTCGGGATCGAGCCGGCCGTCGAACTCACGAATGACCCGCAGCCACTGTTCGCGGATAAACCGAGGCGGCAGGATCTTGAGGTTGTTCAGGATCCCGCTCAACTGCAGGACCATGTCCATCAGGGTCGAGATGCTGTAGTCACGCCGGTAGGAGATCTTGCCCTTCCACTCGCGGTTGGACATCTCCGCCCAGAGCGTGAGCGACTTGGTCTCCGCCAGCTGGAGCTCATCGGCCAGCCGCGCGATGTTCGGGACCGCACGGCCCAGGGCTTGGTTTTGCGCTTCTCCGCTCGTGCCTCCGAAGATCTCGTTCGCGACATCCTGCACCGCCTGCCGGTACATCTCGCGGATGACCGCTTCCCGCTCCGACTGCACAAACTGCGCAGGGTCCACCGGCGGCGAGAGATATGCGGGCGGGTTCTGCACGCCCTTGGGAATCTCGAGGACGTTCGCCGTGCCAATCTCGCCCGCCGTCGTGGATCGGGTCGGAATCGCCGTATCCTGCTCCATCACCAGCACGTTGAAACATTGCCGCGCGAGGAACTCCCCTAGCAAAGACGTGAGGTTGAACACCTCGCGATTCTGGTAGGCGATGTCTTCCAAGAAGCTCACTCCCTCGTCGTACATGAACTTCGACCGGCGATTGAACACCGGCACAAACGGAACCTTGTGCCACGTGTGGTTCAGACGCTCACGTTTGACGATCCGCTTCTTCTTAGGGTCGGTCACGTCGATCGTCGTCGTGAGGACGTCAAGCTGCGTCCATTCTATCACGCGGTCCAAGAGCACCCAGTCGTTACCCTTGCGTTCACGCCGACTTACGAGCCGCTTAAGGTACGTGTACGACCCGAACTGGTCCACATCGAAATCGAGCACCTCGGGCCGTCGCACGATGTACCAGTAGGGCTTGTCCAGGTTCTGTTCCCGTGCCTGCTGGAGCGACATGGTCGTGGCTGGTGTCCCCGCCGGGATCGCCGGCTTGTCGCACGCAATCCAGATGAGGCCATACAGCCGCGCCTCTTCCGACACCCGCCGCATGAACTGCGGCAGAGTCGTCCCCATCCGGTCCACGTCCAACACGAAGGCATTGAACTCGTTCTTGATGGACTCATCCGCCGATCGCTCGGCCGGATCGCGGAAAATGAAGTCCGGCACGAAGTCGTTCAAACTGGTGCAGTAGTTCCAGTAGTGCGCCCGCGCGAGCCTGTCTTTATACGAATCCTCGTGCTCCCGCTCGTGCTTGAACAGGGTCTTCTCCGAGATATACGCCGGCCCACCCTCATACGCCTGCGCAAGAAAGCGCCAGTGCTCGCTCCGCTCCGCGTAGGTCGGGCTGACCGTGTACAGCCGCTCCAGTTCCTTCTCGTGCGCCCGGCCCCGAGGGATGCCCTCTTCTTTGATCGTCCCGGCCATCACATCCTCGATGGACGCCTCGGCCACGGACTGTTCCACCGTCGTCATCTCGAATGGGTAATCAGGATCGAACGCCATCACACACCTCGGATTTGTTTGAACCGGTACACGAAGGGTTCCGCCCCCAGGACCCACCAGCACAGCGCCAGGGACATGACGATGTCGTCCTGATACCCCTCGGGCGCCGAGTAGAGGAACTTGCCCTGCGGACTAATCACATAGCCAAACATCTCCAGCTCCCGCTGCATCTGCTGGGTGATGGCGTTGGTGTTGAACTGCGGGATGCGCAGTTCAGCACGCTCAAAGGCCAACTGCACCTTCTGAATCAACGGCACCTTCGCCGCGTTGTTCGAGATCTGATAGCCTTCGCAATTCGCATAGACGGCTCGCACCATGTCATACGGCACGTCGCCCACGCCGGTCGAGTCCATAATGATGTGCGCGTTGTTCCAGGCCTTCGCCACCCGGACCGCCCGGTCAATCTGGGAGTTCCAGTCCATCGCCGTGAACCGCTCAAAATGCACAATGTGCTTGCTGGTCCGGTCCCCAATCGTGAACACGGTGTAGTTCTCGTGTTTGGCCCAGTCGATGCCCATCACATACGAGCCATTCTTCACTGGGGCATTGAGCCAGGTGTTGGCCTGGACCTGCCGGAAGTTGCTGAATACGCCGGCCGACTCGTCAAGGAACTCAGCTAAAATCTCCTGCCGATAGACCTTCTCGGGCAGGTTCCTGGCAAACTCCTCGAGCGATTCCCGTGGTACATACGGGTTGTCGTGCGTCGGACAACGATAGCTCATATACTCGGGGTGCTGCAGGCGCATCTCCGGCGTTGACCCCTTGATCCACTCGTCGTAGACATAATTCCGGCCCTTCGGGGTCGTGATGAGGCGGAGCATCCCCCTGGTCCGACTCAACGTCGTCCAGAGGGATACCCACGCATCATATTTCCAGAACCCTCCCTCATCAGCCACGGCGTGATGCACCCCTTCGCCGCGGAGGGTTTCTGGACGGTCGGCTGACCGGAACTCAATCCGACTATGCGGGGTGCCGTTCGTCCGGAGGAGCTCAATCACCATCTCGGTCCGACTCAGCCGACGACGCTGGGTCGGAATCAACTGCAACATCAGATTCTGTGCGATCCGGGCCTGCCGATAGCTCGGCGCACACCACCAGTTCACGCTCTGGTAAGTGTTCCACGCCTTCTTGATGAGCCAGTTCGACATGCCGTACGTCTTGCCCCATTTCGAGCCCATCGCCGCCACGACAATCCGATGCGGGTCGTTGACGACGAGCGCCTGCGCTGGATGGAGCTTCGGCAGCACCAGACGGACAATCTGGCCAGACGATGGCAGCACAAGCGACGGCGGCGGCGCCGGCAAGACTAGATCCAGCATCAGGCCCCCGCTGACGGTGACGGCGACGGCGACATCGACGGGCTCGACGAGCCGATGTCCGGCGCCGGGGTCCACCTCAGAATGAAGTC